GTATTTTTACTCTTCCTTGTTGTATGTAAGAAACGAAATCTCTGTACATTTGCGTTTTAGTACCTTTAGGACCACCCGTAAAAACGAAAGGAACGAAATGAACACCAGCATCTAAACACGCCAACCGTAAATCTTGTTCAACCGCACCACCAATACCAGTACAGTCCACAATGAGACGACTAGCACTAAGCTGAGTGGTAATGTCCATAATACGTTGACGTTGGTATGGGATATCGTGTCCCCCAGTTCTAGCATTGATTTCTTCAATGTATACAAGCCTTGCAATATTTGAATCAGCAGTTTTATCAAGGGACCATGCACTAATAACAGTAGAGTTAACAGATTTACCAATGTCAACCCCAACAGTAATATTGCTTCCTCCTTCGAATCCATACTCATCCAATCTATTAATTTCGTAATCATCATAACACCTTTTAATTTTTTCTGGACTAAAAACATTCGCTACAGACTCTACAAACTCACATTCATACTCTGTTCTCCAGTAAATAGATTCTTCACCCCACTCTGTCATCTTATCTAACATTTCTTCTTCAGTATAAGGTGCTGAATAGGCATCACCTTTATTCACGGCGTCTCTCCATGTGTAATGTAATCTAGTAAAAGTATCTCCATAATTATCGTCATATAAGTACCTCCACATATGATTATCTTTAGACTTTGGTGTTCCAAGATTAATAAATGGTGCTTTGTTAGATACAATAGCAGGTTCTACGTTATCAATAAAAAGTTTATCGTCGATGAGTGGAGACTCATCAACTACTAGGAACGTAGGATGTTGTCCTCGTATAGCTTGACCTTGGTTACTAGGCGCTAACGGAGCTCTTCTCATAACTGTGCCCCCCTTAAGTGTTATGTTGGGCTTATTATGAAACCGATAGTTTGCTACTAATCCATTTAAAAAAGTGTTGTCAGCAAAGTGTCTATAAACATAATTAAAAATTAAAGCAGCTTGGTCTTCTGTAGGAGCCAGTATAAATACTAAATCTCTAAATCTATTAAAAAACATATATATAGTCACCGCTACTGATAAAGCGAAAGATTTTCCACTTCCTCGTGGTGCTAATATAGCTAACTTTTTTTGTTTACCATCTTTACGATTTGTTAAACATTCTAATACAATATCCTCTTGCATGGGTCTCATGCGTAAAGGTCTCTGTTTATTATCAATTAAGTACGCTGTACAAAACGCACGTACTAATTTACGCATCTTTTCTTTGTCGTCTCTACATTTAGCGAAGATTTTTTCTAATTGTCGTGAATCTACTCCACCTTTACCTGTCAACAGGCTTTTCAGGTGACTCTCGTTTTTCATCATCTACTAGTTCCTCTAAGAATGAACCAAAACCTTCTGCACTCTTTTCCATTTCAGTAGGTACTTCAATATTCAATGCTCTAAATTCTGTATGGATATCTCTTACTATTTGGTTTCGTTGTCGCAGTAACTCTGTTCTAGCGTTAACATCCCGAATACATATAAGAATTTCTTCCCACAACACGTCTTCAAGCGCAAGATTACGTGCCAAAAGGCGGACAAGCTCTTTATGACGTTCATATTCAGCTTCTCCTACCCTTCGACGTAATCGAGTCTCGTATTCCTCTACGTTCAAAGTCCTTTCCCTTCATCAAGGGCAGATTTGACTTTAGACTTAACAAGACTAGCTAGCTCGTCATCTTTCTCGTCCCAAGCTGTAATTAGTACATTTCGGACTAAGGAATCTTTAACGTGCTTTTGTGCTGTTTCATCTAGCTTTTCAAAAGCTTTCATCTGGGCTTTAGATAGATTCTTATCTAGTAAATCCATTA